AGAGGCGGTAGAATGCGCTCCCACTGAACGACAGGCGCGTAGCTCAGTTGGTTAGAGCACCACCTTGACATGGTGGGGGTCGTTGGTTCGAATCCAATCGCGCCTACCAAATTTGGTAGAGAAAACAGCCAGTTAGAGCGAGAGCCTAGTGGCTGTTTTTCTTTGTGGGGTGCCCGTGTCACCAATCTGTGACCCAGATAGCCGGCATTCCGGCTTTCCAGGCACTGGGTCGTGGGCGGGATTTTCCCCATTGGGGGATGTATGCAACAACGGGGTCGATCCCCCGCTGGGGGTTGTGTCGGACCCTTTGCCGGTTCGTCCTCCATTGGCGGCTGAACCCTGTTATTGGGGACATAGCCCGCGGCGCGTGATAGGCAAACCCTATCGGGCACGGTTGTTGCAGATAGATAGCAGGGCACGTGCCATGTGTTTTTCGATAGCCTTGCCCTATCGACCGCCGCCACGAAAAAGCCCCGGCATCTGCCAGGGCTTGGAATGGGTGCCGGCCGCGCACGCCAATTAGGTGCAAACGTGCCGCCGGCTGTCGGGGTTTCTGGCTGAGCTTCCGGGCACTCGCCGACTAATCCCAGCTCGCTTGGGGTGGGGAAAGCCGTACAGGACGGGAAAACCACCCAGGGGGCGAGCCACCCCCGCGACCTTCATTTTGCGGATGCGAAAAAACGCGACCCGCAGTCGTTCGACATCTCTCAGTTGCCAGTGATTTGCCAGCCCCCGGCCGGCTCAGGCAACGCTCGGGCCTTCCACCTCGTCGATTCCCTCGACCGGGCTCAGGTTCTCCATCGCCCGCACCTCGGAACGCAGCAGCCACCCGTCCTCGATGCCTCGCTGGTAGAACGCGGCTCGTGTGGTGGAGTCGCCACGCAGCAGGCCCTCGACGTTGTGCTCGGCGTAGTAGTCTCCCAGCACCAGGCTCGACCGGCGCAGTGCCTGCTCCCACTCGACCAGGTGACGCCGCAGCGTATGGGTCACGAACTGCCGGGTCAGCTCCACGGTGTTGGAGTAGTTGCCGTGGCGTAGGTCGCCAACCATCGTTGGCGGGACGCGGAACAGCCGACAGACTTCCTCGACCGACATCTGCCGGGCGGCTATCCAATCGGCATCTTCGAGTGACATGCTGACCGGCTGGTAATCCATTCCGCCCTCGAGCACGGGCGTCTTGCCCGAGTTGAATGCCCCCGCGAATGACGACAGCCAGCTATCCCGCAACGTCTTTCGCTGCTCGTCGTTCAGCTTCTTGTCGACCTTGAGCACACCACCCACCCGGGTGCCGTTGCGGAATGAGCTCACGCCATGCTGACGCTCGGCCAGGCCCAGCTCCACGGTCTCCCGCGCCACCTCGACCGGACTGCGGCCGAGTACGCCATCGTCGGAGTGGTACTTGAGATGCAGCACCTCGTCGGGCAGTAGGCGGCGCTTGCCGCCATCCTTCAGCTGGTGCTCGTACTGGTAGCCGTTCGGCGTGTCGAGAATCGTCACGCGGTCAGGGTGCAGCGGGATCAGCGCCTCGGGGGTGCCGTCGCCCGCCCACTTGATTTCGGCGAAACCATTTCCTCGGAGTAGCACCTGCCGTTGCAGTAGCTCTCGGAACTCGAGGGCGGTCTGCCAGTCGTTGGGCTGCTCGTGGACAAGGCGGTAGAGCGGGTGCTCTCGTGCCACCTCGCGGCCGCTGTCGCCGCGTTCGTAGACTTGAAGGGGAAGGCTCGCAACCGTCTCGCTGATCGCTGAGACGCAGGCATAAACCGCCGCCAGCCCCTCGGCATTGCCGGGGGATATGCCAGTCGGTCCGGGGATGCGATCCCAATAGGTGTCGTTGACTGAGCCGCTCGGGGCGTCTCGGGTCAGCAGTCGTTTCAGAATCTGCATGATGTGACCGTCTCCAGGTAGAGGCGGGCACGGTCAAGGCGGGAATGCTTGGCGCGGGCGCTAACGCTCGTGCCGTCATAGGCCGGCCAGGAATGCACGACGCTGATCTCCTTCAGATCCACGTCGGTCAGCTCCCGGCTCCGGCCGCTCCATCGTTCGCCGCCCTTGGGGACGGTGAACCCGAAAGACATGCCACCCAAGTCGCCTCGCTCTGCCATCACCAGCACGTCACGCCCGAGCTGGGTGTCAGGTAGCGCGATGCGGAAGGCGAGGCCCTGATCATCCTCCGCAAGCTCCAGGGTGCCGGTCTTTGACCGGGCGAGCAGCTTGTGGGGGTCGTGATCGACCAGGGCGAGGATGTCTTTGTCCAGGCGCTTGAATGCGCCCGGCTTGATGGATTCGTTAAATCCGCCGATCCGTGCCGTCGAGTCGAAGCGAGCCGCGTAGCCGGTCAGTGACCGACCATCAGCCCGCACCTCGTGAAAGGCCCGGCGCTCCATGATTAGAGCGCGATGTCGTCGGCGATGACGAACGCATCCGGGTGGCGGAGCGCGACATCGACGGTGGACATGGCGCGGATCTTCACGCCGCCTCGAGCGTAGGCGGTGGCCTCGTAGGGGTTAACCAGGAGGTCGATCTCGCTCCAGATCCCGAGCATTACCTGCCGGAAGTCGCCGAGGATCATGCGGCCGGTGTCAGGCGTGCCGGTCAGGTTCGGCACCCCGTTGGTGGCTCGCAGGCCGGTCTCGACCATGCGGCCATCCTGGTACAGGTATTCGCCAGTACCGCTCGACTTCTCGGTGCCGGCGAGGATCGCTTTCACCTGCGGATTGGTCAGGAAGGCATTGGGCGAGACGTTGGCCTCTTCGGCGAGACGCATCATCTGGAGGATGGCGTCATAGTCGAGCGTTGCCAGGCTGTGGCTCTGGGTGCCGGTGGCCGCCAGGATGCCGGTCGGCTCGTTGGCGCCGCCGCCGTTGATCATGGCCGAATCAATCGCCTGTGCTAGCAGGAAGCCCATGTCGTCACGGATCAGCTGCTCGACGTCCGGGCTCGATTGCATGATCAGCTGCCGGCTCATCTCCGTCATGCCGCCGGCGTGCTTCGGGCTCAGCGTCACGTTGTCGAAGGTCATGTCGGACTCAGACAGCGCATCGCCTTCGGCCACCCAGCCGGTGCTCATGCTCGAGCCATGCTTCGGGATGGTCACGTCGCCACGCAGGCCGGTCAGGACTCGTGCGCCGAGGCGGCGAGCGAGCAGGTTGTCGCGCAATGCGCCGACGTAATCCTGCGGGCGGTGATCGGTGCCGACGATCTCGCTTGCCGAGGTGGTGGTGTTTGCCCGCTTCTCGAGGGCCTGCATCGGGACGAACACGCCCTGTGCCTTGCGACCGGTGCGGCGCTCGGCCTCTTGGGTGTACTCAGCTTCCCGGCCCTCCAGGGCGCGGCCCTCGACTTGCGCGGCGATGATCTCGCGGATCGACACGTTTCCGGCCATCTTGTCGAAGTCGGCTTCGGCCTTGCCAGATACCGGCTCGCCCATGACGCGGCGCTCTTGCGCCTTCAGCGTCTCGAGGCGGTCGATTCGCTGCTCGAGGGTTTCCGATTCGGTACGTAGCTCGTCGAAGCGTGCGGTCTCGTCATCCTTCAGGTCTCGACCTTCCTTCTCGGCAGCCGCTACCAGGGAACGCATTTCGCGTACGGCGTCGGCGCGTTGCTGTTTGATTGCTTGCAGGCTCATTGGCTTAGTCCTCTACATGTGGTGGTTTCGTGGGTGTCGCCACTTGTGAGGGTACTACATGTGGTGTACTGTACAAATACACACCTGATCTGCTCGGACATGTGTGCGCTTGATCGTCCTCACGCGTGATGCCTGGGGTCGCCTTGAAGCCCCCAGCGGGATGCTGGGGGTTTTCTTTTGCCCACAAAAAAGCCCCGGACATCGCCGAGGCTGAGTTTTCAATTTCGCGCACGTAAAAATCCGCGACCCGCAGTCGTTCGACCCAATCAGGTCTCTGTGATTTATCCGCCCCGCCTGAGCATGTCACCCAGCGACTCGAGCTGTGCTTCGTAGCTCTCCCGCAGGATCATGGCCCGGATCATGTGCCCAGCCGTGAGCGGCGCGTCTGCCCGCTTGTCTGCCCGCTTGGCATCGTCGAGGCGGCACTGCATCCTTGCCCTGGTTCGCTTGGCCTCGACAATCCTCCGCTTGATCTCGTCGACGCGTTGCTGCTCGGTCATTGGTCGCCCTCCGCTGCCTTGGCGAGCACGGCCAGGTAACCGCGGTATGCCGGGTTGGCCTCGGCCTCGCTGATGGTGTCGGCGATCTCTTCATCCTTGGCCTGGTACTCGTGCCGGCACAGTCGGGCCACGTCGGCCTTCTCCTTTGGCGTGAGCTCGCGGGGTGCTTCGCTGGCTGCATGCCTACCGGTTTCGTCTGCCTCGGCTCGAGTCGTGAGCAGGTGAATCAGGGAGCGCTTGTGCTGGCGGATTAGGCGAGCGTCGTCATCGGTCAGCCGGTGCCCGGGGCGTGCCTGGATCTGATCACCAGCGAGCGCGAGCTCGATCCCGCGGCCGGCCAGGGTGGCGAGGATTGCGGCGGCGCGGTTCATATCGGCACCCCGTCATCGTTTCCCTCTGTGCCGTGCGCAACATGCGCATCATGCGCAAAGCCCGTTCTGGTGCGGGTTTCAGCGGTTGCGCACCTCGGCGCAACATGCGCAACATGGGGCGAGGTCTCCGGGTCTTCCTGCCCTTGTTGCGCGTCTTGCGCACTGTTGCGCATCGGCGCAAAGCCCGCCGCGTTGCGGTCTTGCGCTTTGTGCGCATGTTGCGCGGGCCGGGAATATTCCTTGAGGTTGCCGATGCCGTTCTGCTTCGGCTTTTCGCGCTGCTCAAGCAGGCCATCGGCGAGCAGGTCCTCGAGGGCTGCGGTCAGTTCCTTGGCCGTGATCCGCTTACCGAACACGTCGCGCTGAATGAACGTCCGCGTTACCCATCGGCCGGCCGGAATGCCGTCGAGGATCTTCTGCTTCTGCTCCCGGCGCTTCTCCGATTCGATCCGCTGGGTCATGTCCGATCCGAAGATGAACCCGACCGATTCCCGGTGGAACCGTGACCAGGCGAGCGCCGCCCGCATGTGCGCCGGGGAGATCACGGTGGTCTGGTCGGTCATGGCAAACAGCCCGGCCAGTCGCATGGTGATGGGTGCCCGGCGCTCGAGCAGCGAGGTGATGATCGGCGTCGATCCGTCGCGCCGCCGGAGATCCGGATAAGCCTGCCGGTACATCTCCCGGGCCTCGTCGGAGAGGGTGATCGGTGCGGCGTACTTTGTGCGGGGATAGTCGCCGCGAGCGAACTTGATCACGTCCCTGGTCTGGACCGCCAGCCGCTGGACCACTTCGTCAGGCGTGGGCTCGGGGAACGGCACCAGACAGGTCCGCTCGGCGAAGATGACCAGAAACCGGTTCATCAGGCCATTGAATGCCGCCGTGACATCCATGCGAGCCCGTAGCTCGTGCGGCGTGATCGCGCCGTGAATGACGACGTGCGGCTCGGTTGCCCAGATGCTGGCGGACTTGGTGGCCGGCTGGATTGAACCGCCGTCGAACACGTCGCGGATGATCGGGCTCAGGGTGTTGCCTTCACGCTTGCCCTGCTCGAGTAGCTTGGCGAACTCCGCCTCGACGATCAGCAGGCGCTTGTCGTCAATAGGCGCGTGCTCGATCTTGCCGATGGTGAATCCATCGTGGACCTGAGCCGCCAGGCCCTCGCCAGTCGATAGCCCGCCTGTGTGCATCCGTCCGGCGAATAGCTCCGGCGTGGTGACGGCCCCCTCGTCGTCGTGGGGCGTGATCATGTCCCCGTCCATCATTTCGCCGACCGATTGCCGGAGTCGCTTGACCAGTGCCCAGCTCTCGCCCTTGGCCGCGACCATGGATCGCCCGACGTGCAGGCCATTGATCAGCAGCGGGTGGGTCTGGTCGCCCACGCTGATGAAGTGATGCCTGCCGGCCGCCGCGGACAGCCAGGTCAGAAAGGCCAGGGCCACGCTCGCCCGGTTCGGTTCCCGTCCGGTGGTGGCCGCGTCCGCCACGTCGCCGACGAGACCATGAAACATGGCCGGGTCTGCCTTTGGCGGCGCGATGGTGTAGTCCCGGTCGTCGACCTCCGCCTCCAGCGGGTTGGGCACCAGGGCCTCGGCTTGATCTGCGATGCTCATGTGCGAAAGCCTCCCGCCTGAATCGTGGTCTGGATTCGCGCCTCGGCTTGAATCAGCGCGTCGAGGTCGGCGTCGTCGATCCATCCTTCCCGCCGGATCTGCGCCGCGGCGAGCGCGACGGTGATCACGTCCACGGCCATGGCCTGGAGCGCAGCCCACGCGCTGAATCGCGGGCCTTCGTGTGGCGAGCGGTTGCCGTCGTTGCGAGCGTGGCGAAGGTGGCCGGGGATCAGGTCGATAGGATCGAGCCCGAGGCCCTGCCGGATCGCATCGAAGTCGCAACCGGCCCGGCAGTGCATCAGGACACGGCCGTCGTCGGTCTCACTGACCAATAGGCTCGGGCGCTTGTCGTGGTGCGCTGGGTTGGAGCACCGGCAGACCATGGCCCGGGTGAGACCCGGCGCCGGCTTGGTCTCCCTCGCTGCCTCGACCCGGGAGGCGATCAGGTCGAATGGTCTCTCGGTGCTATAATGCGGGGACGCTTGGCGGCGTGGCCCCTGCATCTCTGGTGCGGGGGCTTTGTTCATTTCAGGCCCTCCCGCTTCGCCTCTAGGTGCTTGGCTTCGTCTAGCCAGATGTCGGCCTCGCCTACGGCCATGTCGATCAATGACTCGGTGCCTGACAGGATGGGTGCAAGTACGTCCCAGCTCAGGTTGCCGCCATGGTCATCTGCCTGGAGGCTCGCCAGGATCGCCCGCGCTTCGTCGAGGCTCTTGGTCAATGCGTCGAATCGGTCGATGTGGTTGCTGATACTCATCCCAGCACCTCGCTCAGTTGGACGGCACTCAGCATCTTGTCGTGCTCGCGGTTGGCGACCTCGATCAGTTGCTCGATTCCCGACAGGGAGGCCATGAGTCGATCAACCCGTAAATCTTGAATCACTTCCTCGCTGCTAATGGCGATCAGCAGGCTTTGCGCTTCGTGCAGGCGCTGCTCGAGGTTGTGGCTGTGCTCGATGTAGTTGCTCATTTCAGTGCCTCCGCTTTCTGATCCTCAAACCATGAATCGATCTCGACCTCGCGGCGCTTTGCCTCGAGCCAGGCGTCGAGCTGCTCGCGGGTCCAGCCCACGCAGCGCGGTGATAGTCGGATCTTTCGGGGGAAGTCGGCGTCGGTCTCGGAAAGGTTGTGCAGTTTGGTTCTGCCGATTCC